TCACCGTGCTGGTGCCAGAGGTTACGTGCCGAAAGTGCCGGGGCACCAAGACTTATCGGACCAAGATCGGAGCATCATGACACCAGAGCTATCTACTGGGCAGCCCAGCACGTTGGCTGTCTGGCGGCTGAATATGACCGAGCTGGCCGGTAAGCATGGCCGAGCTATTGCCTACCTTGATCGAAAGATTGCCGAGCAGGGGGCCGATCAGCCGGTGATTGCCGATGAGAGACAAGTGCTGCAGCTGCTCATGGCCATGGGGTGACAGATGCCCAGCGCTGGGCAGTGATGGTGCTGGCTGGCTGTCTGCTGATCGCATCGGCACTCAGCATCATCACGATTGCCCGATATGAGGCCTTACGCCAGGATATTGAGGACACTTGCCCCAGTGCTGCAGCGCTTGATCTGACCAGCTGGATACCGATATGCAAGAGAGTGGGCTACCGAGAGATGGTCTACATACAGCCAGAGGATCTTGACCGATGACCCATGAGCAGATTGATGTCAGAGATCATGTGGACCATGCCGAGCTGCTGGTCACCGGCTGCCTCAATCCACTTGAGACCGGTGGCAAAGGCTTGGCCATGTGCGTGGCCCTTGATGATGATCTGTCAGCCCTTGATCTGCTGGCCATGGCCGAGACCTTGGCCCAGCTGGCCCACCAGATCGGCATGATGTCTCGGGCCAAAGCCGGGGCCAACTAACCTGGGTGCCCTTGCCCTCGGGGGCCATCCAGACCGGCCCCAGCGTTGCTGCAGCCGGTCAAACGGCAAGAGCCCCGTACCTGTATGGGTACGGGGCTCTTGTCTGTCTCAGGGGCTCTCAGGGGCTCTCGGTCTGCCGGTGGCTCGGCCCTGCTCATCTCTGCCGTAGATCAAGGTTGCATCGTTGATCTCGGCCTCTGTGTTTTCATCGATCGTCTGGCAGCCGGGGCAGATCAGCTCAACCGGCACACCCCCCTTGGTGCGAACATTCCAACCGGCCATATCACGTAACCGTCTGCCGCACCGGCCGCACCGAGCCACCTTGCTCATGACTCAAGCCGATCCAGATCAAGCACAGCCCCCAGCTGGGCTTGCCAATCCTGGGCCCTCTCGGCCTGCCTGAGCCGAGATCTGGCCACCATGGCCAGCCGTACCCGCATCATGGCTTGCTCGGCCACCAGCAGCCCCACAGTGGGCCCAGTGACAGCCCAGCCGATCTCGGTGCCACCCCAGCAGCCATCGGGCACCGTATGGGCCACATGGATCATCTTGGTCTGAGCATTGAGCATTCTGGCCAGCATCCGAGCCTCGGTCTGGGTCATGATCTCGCTGGTGCTCATCTCCACTCAATCCTGATCTGGTCTGGGGTGAACCCACGTTTACGGCCAACCATCACCCGGCTCGGGTGCAGCGTGATGCTCTTGACCATCGATCGGATCACGTCACGCTTGCCCCCGATATCTGCCGAGTCCCAATCCAGCTGGGTGTGCCGAGCAACCTGGGGGAGTAAGGCCGAGATCTGATCCTCAATGCCCTTGATCTTGACCTTGCGCTTGGCACTCATGATCTTGATCTGGGCATAGTCAAGATCGTCATCATCGGCAATCTCAGCCAGCTCGGCCTTGATCTCGGTGATCCGGTCATAGAGCCCATCGATCCGCTCGGCCACATCGGCACTGGGCTCCCCCAGCTTGGGATCGGCCAGCTCGGCCTTGATGGCAAGTGAGATCCACTGATCGGCATCAAGCAGGTTGATCGAACCGTGGCAACCGGGGTGGTCCGAATCGGCCCAGCAGCACCGGTAGACCGATGTCGCATTACGGTTCGGCCGGTTGTCATGCTGGGCACCGATCCGGCTGCCTGGGCCACAGATGCCGCACTCGGCAATGCCGGAAAGCAACCAACGGGGTGGCCTGCCCATGTAGCTGGCCTTTCTCCTGGGATCGGCAAAGAGCTTGGTCAAGCGCTGGTGTTGAGCCTCGGTGATGATGGCTGGCCACGTGGCATCACCGATGACTTTGCCGAGGTAGATCCTGAGCCCTGCATAGGTGGGCATGGTCAGGATTCGGCGCGTCTGGCGCACATCCCACCGGCCACCACCCACCGGCCGGATCTCACCCCGATCAAGCTCGGCTGTGATTGATCGGACCGATCTACCGGCCAGAGCTTGCTCGGCAGCCCAGCGGATCACAGCTGCCTCGGGCTCATGGATCACATCTACTTTCTCTTTGATCCGGCCCTTGTGATTGAGGATCACTTGCCCCTGCTCATCGGTGAGAGGGTGCCGACGATAACCAAAAGGCACCTTGCCCTGGGGCCTGCCTTTGAGTGCTCGACCCTCACAGTTGAGGGTGACTCGGGCACTGACAGCCTCGGTTTCACGTCGGGCATTGACTGTGTTGGTGAGAAAGTTGGCACGTGCATCAAAGTTGCCTTTTTTGAGAGGCAGCACCCCGGTATCTGAGATAGCAATCTGCACCCCATGGGAATCCACCAGACTGAGCAGGGCTGCAGCCTCTTCCACCTTTCTGGTCACCCGATCCTGGGCAAAGCCGAGCACACCCTGAGCCTCACCAGCCCTGAGCCGAGCCAGCATCAGCTCATAACCCTCTCGGGGCTTATCGCTGGTGGCGCTGGTGTCGTTGTCATTGATGACATCAAGAATCTCCCAGCCCACCGGCAGCTTGGCCGTGCAAACTCTCAGCTGGTTATCGACACCGTTGCCCTCAAGCTCATCATCTTTGGAGATCCGCAAATAGACGAAGCAGTAAACCGGGCTCATCGGGCACCCCGCAAACGAGCAGAAAGCCAGATGCCTCGGATAGCGCGTACTTGCTCAGCACTCGGTGGTGGCCACTTGCTCGAATCATCTTCCCGAACAGTGATCAGCTCACCGATAGCCCAGGTACGGGCATACCGGGAATCGCCAGAGATCAGAATGGCAGCAATAGCGCCACTCGGCTGCAGTCGGATTGACTCAACAATGGTCACTGGGTAAGCCACATCAAACTTGGGACGCTGGGCCCTGGGAATCTCCCGATTGGCTCGGAATGCAACCCGGTAAGCATCCTCAATCAAGTCATCTGTGACCTCATTGCCAGGCCGGATCTGCTGAGCTGGCCGGTGGATGTAGCAGGTCATCGGGCACCACTCAGGTGACCGGTCTGGCCGTAGCGGGCCCACAGGGCCACCGAGTGGTGCCGATCAATGTGGCTGGTGGCTGGGTTGCCGGTGATGGTTCGGCACAGCTCACCGGACGCGGCACGGCACGTGCCGCATGGCCAATAGCGGGGCTCAGCCGGGGTGAGGCTAGCGTTACTCATGACGTTGATCTCCTAGTGATCAGCGTTGGGGCCCCTGGGCTGTATCTGCAGCTCAGGGGCCCACCCCCTCGGGCTGAGAGGGTGGAAAGGCCATCATACCAATGTCGGTGCTAAGTCACCATTGGACTCCTCCAATGTCTACTTAGCACCGACATCACTGGGTACCGGCCGGCAGCCCCACAACCTATGTGCTGCAACGGTTTTCGCTCACTTGCATGATCAATATCCCTCGGGCCCTGCAGTGTCCAATCTCTCAGGCAGCTGGGTACCAAGCATCATTGACGGCTGGCCAAGCCAGCTGCACAGCCGAGAGGATCTGGCTGTCCGAGATGGACTCACCCGGTGCCGTAAAGCCTGGCTCGGTCACGATGAACGGCAAGAACCGAGACTGAGCAAACCCAAAGGGTTGCTGCAGCACCCAGCCAGCCAGCTGGTCACTCTTGGTTTTGGCTTGCTCGGCAACGCACGCGCCGACTCGGTTGCCAAACACTGCATCGGTAGCCAGATCGGCTTGGCCCTGATAGCTCATCTCACGTCACCTTGCTTTCGTTGATGGTGATCACTTTTGTGCCCACCAATAAAAAGAGAATTGATTACCACCGAATGGCGTCCATGAGCGCATATCCAGCACTTGAAAGCCGATACCCACATTGTTGGCAGTCTTGATGGAAATCTTTGCAAAGGGATCTTGAGGGGCCCCGTTGTCAAATTGACTCACCCCGATCCGGGTGGGAGTTACCCCCAAGCCATGGTTATAGACATAGATCATCCCATCACCACCGGTAACGGCTGAGAGGTATCCCCCGACCACCCGGTTATCAATGGCCTCGGCAAGATTGCGAATTGCTACGGCACCATCTCGCACCGGCTCGGTAGGCAGTGGGTATGGCAGCCCACCGGGTGTAGTCCCAGGCATCTAACTCACTCCCTTAAATTCCAACACCAGAAAGATCGGACCAATCAACGTCAAAGCCGAACTCATCCCAGCTCCAATCAGCTGCAAGATCCTGCCAAGGGATGGCAGCTTGGCCTTGGGATGCCGCATCACTCACCAGCAGATCAATGGCCCAATACCCATCTGAATTGGTGAACCGGCCACCCTCTAGATAGACAGCAACCGAGTCGGTACCGGCACTGATCGGTGACCACTGGGGCAGCTCATCAATGACGATGGCCAACCCCATCCGGGTGGTGCCATCCAAGATCCGCATGATCACATCAAGGTCATCCGGGCTCAGCAGCTCATATGGATTGAGATGCCATTTGAGCCCCGAGATCCGCCAGCCGGGGGTGCGAGATCGGCCCAGCACTGCATTGGCTGTGAGCTGTGCCCCGGCTTGGGTGGACAGCTGAGATGTGATCCCGATCCGTCGTTTGCCGGTGGCAACCTCGGCCGGTGCATCCAGAGCCGTCACTGTCCGCTGGGTGGGCTTTTGAGTGACCGGTGGCCCCGGATCGGTGAGCTGCTCAAGCCAGACCACAGAGACCTCGGTGCTGTCGTCATCACTTGCCTGGTGCCACCGGACCGGCTCAAGTAGCAGGTTGCAGGCCGAGACCTTGATGCCCCCGGCTGGCACCGGATCTTTGATCACGATCTCGACATATGAGCCGACCATCATGAGCTGCTTGAGGGGCACCCGAGTGCCCACATCGTCAAGGTGCAGCACCGGCCCAGTGACCAAGCTGGTGGCAGACCAGAGCACCCCAGCTACCGAGGCAGACAGCTCTTGCAAGAGCCGTAGGGCTGGCTGGGCATCAACGTCTCGATAGCTCACCATCTGGCTGCCGACACTCGGGGCAACTGTGTACGTGATGGCCTGCCCACTACCCGCCACGATGGCCGAGAATCGATCCGCCAGAGTGCTCTCTGTCCAAGGTTGATCACCGAGGTATCGGTTAGCCAGCTCGGCAGCATTGTCGGCAGCAATGACCTGCACCACCGTGCCCCCGACACTCAGGTCATACCGGGCATCTAGATCGGTGATCCGGCCAGAGAACACCAGAGCAGCTCGGGCCACACCACCACTGGGGGCCAGCAGTGACAGATCATCGATCCACACCAGTGAGAGATCGGCCCAGACCGGAGTGGCCCCCAGGCTGCCCCAGCTGATCGATGGGCTCAGCTCATCCCAGCTGGGGCCACTCGGGTAGATCTCGACTCTGAGACCCATCCAAGCGTCTGCAGGTGGCAGCACCGTGCCAGCACCCTTGCTCCACCCAGCGGGGCCACCTGGGCCGAGCTGGGGGGCATCACCAGCCACTACAGCTGGGTTGCTGCCATCTGGATTGAAATAGGCAATCGGTTTGATGGTGACAGCCTGATTGGTCACCCCCAGCTGGCTGGCCAGATTGACCCAGGCCGAGTAGGCCCAGAGCTGCCCCAGCTTGGCTCTCGGGATCGAGTCCCAGGCCGAGGGATTGGCCGAGAATGCAGCCGGGGGCAGATCGATGGTCACCAGCCGGGTGCCATCAACGGGGGAGATCTTGAGTGCCTTGGCCCCAGCGTGCACCGTGCCGGTACCCACCGTGGCCACCCCATTGGTAGCGCGCCACGTCTGGGTGCCCTGCTCAAAGCCACCATCGGTGAGCAGCTCAAGTGTGGGATCTGGGTAGATCGTCGCATCGGTCCGAACATCCACCCGAGCACCCATGTGCAGCACTTGAGCAAAGGTCTGGCCACCGGCCAGATCCATAACCTCAAAGGTGCAGGTGGCCGGTGAGGGCTGGTCAAGATTGTTGGATCGGCCCCACACCACCGAGAGATCGGTGAGGGCAGTCGGGGCCAGCTCATCATCAAGGGGCTGGCCATCGGCCATCCGCACACCATCGATCCACACCGAGCACAACGGGGGAGATCCAACCGGGCCAGTCATGCGAGATCCCTTGTGCTGCATAGGGTGTAGAGCGGCCGGCGACTACAGAGAGTAAGGGGCGCAAGGCTTTTCGTCATACCTGATCCCACCCTCTCAGCACAATGCCCATGGATCGGCGCGCTCTGGTGCGCAAGATCGTCTGTATCTGCCGAGCCGTTGAATCGGGATCAATGGCCCCGTTGATCGTGATGTTGACCGGTGCCCCGGTGCTGGTGCCCCCGGCTGCTCTCGGACCGGCCACCGGCCCAGCTGCTCGGCCGAGGGTGCTCACCCCAGCCATGAGACCCACCGAGGCCGGTGCCGGGGCAGGCACCGAAACCACATTCTGGGTAATGGTTTTCGATGTCGGCAGTGCGTTGAATGCCGACATGTATTGGCTGGTGTCGGCTTTGACTGTGATGGTTGCTTGGTAGTACCGGCTGGCAATCGCGTTGATGGTGCCGGTGGCCTGGTCACTTGCCTCAACCCGGATGGTGCCTGTCAGCCGGTTGATGTAGCTCATGGTGTCGGTGACAAACCGGTTGGCCTGGCTGGTGTCAGCCGTCACCTTGATGGTGCCCTCATAGTTGGCCTTGGCCGTTTGGTTGATGTCCGAGACAGCCTTGCTGGTGTTGGCATCCGTCTTGACAGTCGCGTCATAGCTGCCACTCTCAACCTTGCCGATCTCGCTGGTGGCCGGATCTACAGCAGCATCAACGTTCACAGTCGCGCCAGAGGCATCGATGTAGCTGAGCATCTGTTTGACTGCCCCGGTGGCCGGATCGGTCACAGCCGACACAGTGACAGTCTTGGGATCGATGCCCTGAGCCTGTAGTTGCTGCAGCTTGAGCCGAGCCCCCTCATCTTGGGCGATAAGCTGAAATACCTTGGGATCAATCTGCTGTGCATTGAGGATGCCCAGCTGATTGGCCAGCTGCTGTGCCTGGGTATCGGTGAGCCCAGCTGCTGTGGCCATGGCAATAAAGTCGTTGTATGCCCCCTGGGCAGCCCCCGAGGCAGCCTGGGTGGCGGCATCCAGATTGGACACACCACCGGCAGCCGAGAAAGCCTGGGTGACCACCGAGGCATAGCCCTGGGCTTGGTTGTTGAGTGCGTCATAGGCTTTCTGGCTGGCCTCGGTGGCCTGCAGATTGACCACACCCCAATTGGCCAGCTCCTCGCTGGATACCTTGCCCTCTTCGGTCATTGCCTTGATGGCACCACCGGCATCCTGCAGCCCTCTGACCCAGCCCACCGTGCCTGCCTCGGCTGCCTCATTCCGGCTGGTGTAGGTCTCAAGCGTGGTCAGGAAGATCTCAAGAGCCCGGTTGGCATTGTCCGTCTCATTTTTCATAGCTGTCAAAAACGTTGAGGCACCGGTACTTTCGGCAGCTTTCTTGGCTGCATCGGTATCCTCTTTGAGCTTTTGCTGTGCTGCAGCGGCATCCAGCGTGTTGCCTGCCATGTCACCCTCGGCTGTGCCGAGGGCCCTTGCCTTGTCGGCAGCCGTTGACATGCTGGCCGAGAGCTTTTCTTGGTTCTGGGTGGCCAGAGCATTGACATTCATGAGGGCTGCAGCTGTGGCCTGCCCCGAGCCAAGCGCGTCATTCCACCGATTCATGATGTCGGTACCGGTCTGCTGGCTGCCCGAGAGCCGAGCTTGCTCATCGGCATATTGCTGCATCTGGGCTGTCAGCCTGGTCATATCCCCAGCTGCCAGAGAGCCGATGAACTCCTGAGTGTTGATGCCAGCTGCCTTGGCATCGTTGCCGATCGATGCAAAGGCCTTGCCCTGGTCAAAGATCGAATTGGTGGCCACCACTACCTCGGCAGCCAGCTGCTCACTTGCACCCTTGGCCCCGATTGAGGCATCAATGTAGGTTTTCATCGAAACACCAGCATTGGTAAGGGCTTTGTCAAAGCCCCCGGCTGCACTGGTGTCAAAGATCTCTGCCTTGAGCCCAGCAATGCCCCCTTGCTTAAAGGCATCGATCATCTTGCCGTAAGACTCTTCCACCTTGGCAAAGTCATCGTCGGAATCTTTGGCAAAGATTGAGACAGCAGTGGCCAGAGCACCTACGGCCAAGATCACCCAGCCGATGGGGCCGATGGATGCAAAGAATCCTTTAGCTGCAATGCCAGCCAGCATGAGTGCCACTCTGAGATTGGTCATCACGGTGATGACCAGCCCAGCGCCACCGGCAAAGCTGCTGAGTACCTGATAGGCAGCAAAGGCAGCGATCGTGGCCAGCACCGGGGCTGGCAGCTCGGTGATCCCACTCACCAAGCTTGAGATGGCAACGATGACAGGCTGTATCACCGGCATGAGGCTAGAGACCAGATTGAGAAAGCTTGCCAGCCCATCCAGCAGGGGGCCACCTACAGCAGCCAGCAGATTAGTGAATACCTCGGTGAGATGCTCTTGGGCTGCAGCGAAAGTGTCAGACTCAGAGCTGGCAGCACCCTGGGCATCGGCACTCTGTTTCATGATCAGTGAGAGGGTGGCCTGAGCCTTGGCCGATTGCTCGGCTGCAGTGGTGCTGGTGTCCAGCCCCAGGGCCATCTCTTCTGCCTTGACGGCATTGGCATTGAGGGTGATACCAAAGGCCTCTAGCGGGTCCATCTCTCCCTTGAGTGCCGATGAGAGTGCCCCCACTGCCTCGGATGTGCTCTTACCAAACCGGGCCCCGAGATCAGCCCCCAGCTGGATGAGATCCTTTGTCTTGGGGGCCAGATCATCCATGGCCACCCCGGCATTCTTGAGCTGGCTGCCGATGATCGTGGCCAGCTGCTCAAACTCGGCTTGAGGCAACCGGATTGAGTCGGTGGTATCACTTGCCCACTCATGTACCTGGGCAGCGTTGCTCTTGAAAACGGCATCTACACCACCCATGGCTTGCTGCAGATCCGAGGCAGCCGAGACAGCAGACTTGACAAAGCCGAGGATGGCAGCACCACCCAGGGCACCGGCCAGCTTGCCCTTGACCTTATCGGCAAAGGCCTCAAACCCCCCGGCTGCCTTGTCCAGCCCTGTCGCGGCCTTTGTTGCGTCCGTGAGGATCTCGACTATTAGCTGTGTCTTGTTTGCCATCCTCGGCCCTTTCGATCAGCACAGCCACAGCAGTCTCAATCATCTGGTCACTCTCGGCCATCCACACAGAGGGGGCTATGCCGGTAGCAATGGACAGCTCAGCTATCAGCCGTCCGTAGGTGCCTTTCCCAGTGGCTCGGTCTCTTGGGGAGTGGCCTCAATGATGTCTACCGAGTCCATGAAAACATCGAAAGGCATTGATATGGCACGTGTTCTGAGCAGTGCCCGATAGGCTACGTAGGCCTCCCAGGTTGATGGACTGTCAGCCAGAGAGCCCCAGCCTTTCTTGCGAGACTCGGCCTCAAAGGCCACGTAGTCAGATGATCGGCTCGAAACCTCATACTTGTCGCCGTTTTCCATCACAACGACGATCTCTAGCTTGCGCATTGGTGCCCTCTCATTGTCCTTGGATCTTGCCGATGATTCCGGCCAGATCCCACTCATAGGCAGCCAGCCACTCTGGCTGGGTCCGTTCGGCCGATCCGTACAGGTAGTGTTGGGCGGCATTCTTGCTCGACCCGAACTCTTGGAATCGCGCGTACCTGATCCGGGCACCACCGGCCCTCACAACGGCTTTCCGAGCTGCCTGCCCAGGGCGAATGGATGAGCCAAGGGCCCCAGTAAGTCTCGGGACGACTGCCTTGCCAGCTGTAGCAACGATCACCCCAGCTGCCTTATTGGCTTTCTTGAGATCTTGGATGTCTACCCCAGCCTTGCGCATGGTGCGCACCAGCTGATTGATTCCCTTGATCTCAACCTTGGCATCAGCCATCTCAGGGAGTCACCCCGGTTACCCAGGCCGAGCCATCCCAATGAGCCGAGCCGGTATCCAGATTGACACTCTGGCCGGTGGTCCACGCTGCACTGGGCTTATTGGTACCTGTGTCACCCACCACCGGATCGGCCTTGAGGGCTGCCAGATTGGCTGGCACATCGGCATTGCCCGGTTGGAATGAGCCGGGGCTACCGGCTGTCACACCAGTGATGGCAGCAGACCCACCACCCACCACCCGGCTCGGCTTGCCGATCACATCCCAGGTGAAATCTGACGTGAGATCTCCCCCGTACTCATCGGCAGTGACGTTGAGCGGATCGATCACCAGACTGCCTGAGAATGTCACCCCCAGAGCAGTATTGGGGATGAACTCAAACGGCTGGGTGCTACCGGCCGAGTCCCAGCTGAGTGCCAGCAGCCCAGACTCATTGGCCAGATCAACATCTACGTTGCCGGTGAGCTGATAGGTGTAGGTGGTCACCCCCGGACGTGTTGCGCCACAGAGCTTTGTGGTTTGGTCGCCGGTATCTTTGGAAACCTCAATACCGACATTGTTGATGTAGCAAGAGATGTCAAGCTCAGTGCCGGTCTGGCCGATCTTGAGAGAGCCGGGGCCGAGCTGGCCGGTATCGGTGGGCAGTACGGGTGCTGGTGCAGTCATGATGGACCTCTCTGGGGTGATGGTTGTCTGACTCTTTCGGCCCAGGTGAACTCATAGCCCAGCAGAATGGCTGAGCCATCATTGGTGGGAACATCCACCGGCCGAGCGGTACGCGCGCGCTCACCGAGGATGGTCTGTACCGACAAGATGAGCTGGCTCATCTCATCGAAAGCCAGCCGTCTGCTGGTGTTGGCAGCCACCAAGAGCATGGTGTAGGTGGCTGTGAAGTCGCCTTGCCTGAAACGAAACTCAAGCTCTGGGGGTGCCAGATACACACAAGGTGGGTTGAGCATCTTGATGTCATTGGTGGCCCGGATGCCCCCAGCTGTCAGCAGGTCGATTACCGGGGCCATGGCATCGGTGAGGATCGGCCTGGTCTCGGTGATGATCGGGACTGTCATAGGGCAGCCCTCACAAAGCAATCTTTGGCCTCAAGTAGCTTTCTCAGGCCTGCAGACTTTTCGGGGCCATCGGGCAGCTGGGTATCCATGCCTACAGCCAGCACCTTGAATGACCGAGAGATTGCACCGAGACCCTCTGGGAGATGGTCACTCTCAAAGTATCTGAGAATCGGTGCAGGGCTCTGCTGGCTCATGCCAGCCCCCAGCGTTGTTTGTACGGTGCCAGCAGGTTGAGAGCCGGGGCAAGCCAATCGTTGCTGATCTTGATCGGGATGCCGTCTGCTGTAAACGATCCGGTGATGCCAAAGGTGGCATCCTTGCGCCGATAGCCCTCAACCGTGATGGTCACACAGGCTTGGAAAACCGGTGCCGGTATCGGCTCGGTCTGGGCCAGATCATCGAACGGCACAGAGCAATCTAGATACCGTCTGACCAGCTCTATGGCGGCATCTGCAACCATGCCGAGCCGGGGCATGTCGGGATCGGTGGGCAGTAGCGCGAGATACCACCGAGCCTGCTCTACCACAGCTTGAGGATCACCATCCCAGACAAAGCTCGGGGGAAACCTGGGCCCCAGAGGCACTACCGGTGCTGTCACGGCGCAACACCACCCACCCAGGCTGTGCCGGTCCATGAGGCTCTGCCAGCTGCCCCAGCTGTACCGGTCTGCACAAACTGTCCGGTGGTCCATGCAGTGACCGGAGAGGCCACTACAGCCCCGATACCGGCCACGTCTGCCGGGGGTGTGCTGCCTGGGGGAGTCCAAGAGCCTGGGATGCCAGCTGTGGCCCCGGTAGCGGGCACAGCGGGGGGTGCATAGATGCTCGGGGGATAGCTCTGATCGTAGTAACCGGCAGTCATGCTGGCTCATCCGGCTCGGGCTCGGGCTCTGGCTCGGGCTGCTCTGGCTCAAGCTCGGGCTGATCCTCTGGCTCGGCAGCATTGTCATTCTCGGCATCTTCGCTGTAGTCACCGAGGCCACCAGCCTCTCGGCTCAATCGTCCCATGGTGGTGCCTTTCTGTTGAGCTGGGGAAGGGGTGAAAACCCTTGCGCTGCATAGGGTGTGCAACGGCCGGCCGCTACGGAGAGTATGCAGCGCAAGGGTTTTCGGTCACGATGGGCTGATCTTGACTACACCCTCTTTGAGTGCAGCTGGGGTGCCACCGGGGCCAGCCTCGGTGGTGGTGGCCGAGTAGAGGCCGAGGGCGATTGCCACAGCAATCTGCCGACCCAAGATCGATGGCTCAACCTGGGAGAGCACCGGGAACCGGTAGACATAGGCCTCAAGCCCCACACCGTTGCCCATATACATGGTGGTATCGGTGATTCCGGGGGTGACAGTGGTACGCAGACCAGCCACCGTGCCATCAAAGCTGGTGGCCGTACTGGTGCCGGTGGCATTGACAGCACCGATGCTCGGGAAGATCGGCCTACCGGCCAGATCCACCAGCCCACCGAGCTGAGCCCAGCCCTGGGGGCCCATAGCCAGCCACCGGGGCAGCTCATTGGTATTGGTGAACACCAAGGCAGCTGCCTCATAGATGGCAGCCAGAGTGGTTGCAGCATCGGCCCCAGGTGGCAGAGTGACCTCTGCCGTTGTCTTGGCAGCCTCGGCCACCAGAGCATTCTCGGCAGCTCGGGCAGTGCGTCGGTTGAGCTGGGTCACCACAAGATCAAGAGAGCCAGCTACCAAAGCCTCTGCCTGCAGCGAAAGGTTAAGGTATGAGCCAACTGTCGTGAGGTTCACTGGGTCTGCCAGCACATCGAATTTCTTGCTCGGCAGCTCGGCCTTTTCCTTGCCACCGGCCTGGGGCCCAGCACCATCATTGAGGTTTGGATCAACGATCCGAGGCCTCATGAAATTGAGTGGCCCAGGGCTCGGCAGAGGGCCGATCAGGTCAAGAAACGGGGTGCCACCCCAGCTGGTATCGATGATGGGGCCCACCACCGGATTGACGATCAGACCACCGAAACCACCTGCAGTGGCCACGGTTACCTCGGCCTTGGTGCCCATGTGCTCGGCAGCTCGGCCTTGGAATCGGCGCACGCGCTCACGTGCATCACGATCATCGTGCTGGTGGATGTAGTCCCAGGGAACCTCACCGGCCGAGCGCCACTGGTGTGTGCCATCCGGCTGCACCGGCTGGCCCGTCCACCGAGCGATTGCCGAGGCAGTATCCGAATCCAGCGCGAGATCTCTGGTGGTCAAGGTCAATTGGCCGTCAATGTCCTTGACTCGGCTCTGGATGTTGAGCAGCGTGGCCTTTTCGGTATCCACAAGATCACGCTGGTTGTCCTCGTAAGCCCGAGACTTGATGTCATCGGCGCGCTGCACAAGGCTCTGGCGTTCTTGAATGAGCTTGGTACTGATTTGGTCCATAGTGAAAACCCTTTGATAGCTGGGATCTCACCGATGTGCCCGCTTGCGCTGGATGTCTCCACTTGGGGCCGAGCCCCGAGATCGTGGGTATGTCCGCTAGTCGCTGGGTGTGTCAGCTTTGGTTCGGGGCCGAGGCTAGACCCTCATTCACCATTGAGCAAGGCATCCCACCGTTTCTGCTCTGCAGCTGCCTGGTCAATGAACTGGAAAACCTCGGCCAGCTCGGCCTTGGCCACGGTATCGGCTGTCTCGGCCGATGTCGGCGCGTCATCGGTGGCCTCTCGGATGCCCGAGATGACAGCCGAGCTGTATGCCCCGGCTGTCACAGCTGCCACGTGCCGCAGCACCACACTCTTTCTGATCACCAAGCTATTGGGACGCTCCACCATGGGGGCTGGCACGACCGAGGTAAAGCCCACCGAGAAAGCCCGATGAGAGCTGGTGAGGATGTCCCGAGCCTGGGCAGCATGAGTGGCGTCCAGCTTGAAAATGCCCACCAGCCCCTCGGCCGACTCCCGAAACTCTCTGCCGTAGCCCATCCGGTTGGGCATGTCCTCAGAGTGGGTGTACGTCAAGGCCACCCAGTGCGGGGCTCGGATGGCTCGGTCACATGAGCCGGGGGCAAAGGCCTCTCGGTACCTGATCACCCCATCCGGCCGAGGCTCCACAATCTCTGCCTCAATGCCGTAGGGCACCACCAGCCCCTCAACCGTCATGCCATCATCCGGCAGCTCTCGGATCTCTAGATCAGCTGCAAACTCACGGATGTAGATCATCGGCTCAGACATTGCTTGTCACCACATCCTGGGGTTGAGGATCGGCCGATTGGCCGTTTGTCGGGGCCAGCTTTTCGGCAGCTCGGATCTCGGCAACGCTCATGGCCCCCAGCTCGGCCATGATCTTGTAATACTGGGCACGCTCCAAAGCCGGTGGCTGGGTGTAGCTGTCGGCATTGAGTAGCAGGTCTACGTGGCCTGGCAAAGCCCACTCGGACAGAGCCGTCATGATGTATTGGCCGTGAGGCCTCAGAGTGATCCGCCACCAGTAGTCAAAGATTGAGTTGACATTGGTGTAAGTCATGCTGTCCGAGCCACTGGGCAGACCGAGCAGATACGGTGGAACCCCCAGCAGCACAGCCAATCTCGACTCTGCAAACTTCTGCAGATCGGTGAGGGTCATATCCCTTGGGGTGGTCTGGGTGACTGCCAGGCTCAGATCGGCATCAAGGATGGCCGGTGCAGCCATGCGAGATCTGGCTGCCTCCAACCATTGTGCTTTGAGCCGGTTGCTTTCCTCTTTTGTCATGCGGTATTTGCTGGTCAGGATGCCCCAGGGCACGCCACCGGCCTGGGCCATGTCCGAGGCATAGCGCATGAGTGACTTGGCTGCAGTGATCCGGTCACCGGCTACCTCAAGTGGCCCATGGCCTCGGGCATCCCCAGACCAGCTGGCATAGCGGATGTGCACTATCTCATCGTCTGCATCTTGGCCGTTGATGCTGTAATGCCGTACCCCATCAAGGATCTCGGCATTGACCAGCCAAGGGTCAATCACCATAAACGTTCTGGGATAACCACTATCGGCAAACCGGCTGGTGCAGATGATGAACGTCTCACCACAAGCAAAGTAGCTCCACACAGCCTGTCGGACGAACTCAGACCAATGGGTGTAGATGGTCGGGCTGGGATTGATCAGCCAGCTGGGGCTTGCTTGCTTGGTGCCCCCCTTGCTCACCACCGTTGGCATATCTGCGATGGCCACAGCATTGAGATCGATGGCTGCCCAGACAATATCTGTGCCACCACCCATCCAGCGCGCGCCACCCTGAGAGAAAGCATTGGGCAACTGCCAGCCAACCGGCCAGCCAGCCCAGGCCATCATGTCGGGGCTGCCACCCGGATAGATCACATTGGTGGCCCCTACACCCATGTTGTCCCAATCACCGGCCACCCCAGCTGTACCGGTGGGCAGATCGGCCGGTGAGGGCACCGTGGCCACACCCTCATAGCTGGGGCCCACCGTGCCTATTGGGTCGTTGGCATTGGGCTCGGCATCTCGGGGTGGCATGTCCGATGGGGGTGGCAGAGATCGGCCATGGTCACCGGGAGTGTCTGCCATAGGGCTTGATTCTGCCATCTTGTGCAAGAGCCCACAGCGCGCTATAGAGGGCTCTTTCTCATCCCAGATCCCATGTCATCCCAGGGATCTCGGGATGAGCACTGTAATGACCTGATCCC